ATTGGTCGCACACCTCATTTCCTTGACGATTCGGATGGCCTGGTAAAACAGTGAGGACTGAGCGCCATCCAGCCCAGCCCTTTTCCCCGCGATGCTCATGTCGGTACACGGGGAGCCGAAGGTGATGATGTCCACCGGCTCGATCTTCCCGCCATCCATCTGGGAGATGTCACCGTAGTGCTTCATGTCTGGGAACCGCCTGGTGGTCACCCGGATGGGGAACGGCTCGATCTCCGAGGCCCAGACCGGGGTTATGCCAGCCAGCAGCCCACCCAAAGGAAATCCCCCGGAGCCGTCAAACAGGCTGCCGAGGGTCAGCGGATTTTTTGTCATACGCTACCTCCAAATTTGAGGTGGAGGTAAGGCTCCACCTCCGGGAACTGTGCGGCAAACTCATCAACATAGCGGAAACAGGCGCTGTTCCGTCCGTTGCTTTCTGCGAACTCCCACAGGCTTTTCTTTTTGAAAAACCCCGGCTGGTTGCACCACCGGGCAAGGGTGATATACATTCCGCGGTAGGGGCTTTCAGAATATCGGGCAAACCGCATTACATAGGGCAGGCATCTGTAGCGCATCAGAATGGCGATCCGAAACAGCAGCTCGAAAATGTCCCGTTTCCAGAAATCGGCGTTCCAGGTTCCGGTCCGGTCATAGCCGCAGAAGCAGTAGAACTTCAGAACGGCGTTGGTGTGCTTTCGGGCCAGTTGAAGTTTCTGCTCAATGAGTGCGGCATCCGCCGCATCATCGAAAGCGAAGATGAAGTCGCTGTCATACCGGCTTGAAAAAAGGGCCGCACATTTTTCATCCGTTAGGAGCCGCTCGTCCAAGCCCTGCTTGAATTGGAAGGGCCGCTGCGTCTGCTGAAGACCTGTCAGGAGGCCCTTCCAGTTGGGATAGCCCAGAAAATTATCATCCAAGAGACAGATTTTCGGTCTCTCCGGGTCAAAAAACTCAGCGAGAGGGCTGTGGGCAGACACACGCTCGTAATTCTGGTTCACGCAGAAGCTACATTTGCGGAAGCAGCCGCGAGTCAGGAAGCCGATGGAATAATCGGTGTAGTAGATGAAGTCCCGCGCTTTACCGCCTGCTGAGAGCTGCCGCTCCACCCAAGGGTCGTACAAGTGGTAATCGGGCCTGTGGTGTTCGACTTCATCCGGCAAGGGGACGGCTTTGTCATAGAAGAAGCCCGTCCCGCCATGCTGGACATTTGGCAGGGACAGCACATCCTCCGGCACCGACGTATCCGTGAACACCTTTGAAATGAACACTTGGTCGAACTCAGAGAGGCCGGTGAAGTCGGTTTTGAGGACAATATCGACCCCTTTGCCCTTCCAGTAGCCGGACAGCTTCATGCAGGCCAGGTTTGGAAAGCGATGCCGCTTTCGTCCGATGAGGTCTGCGTCAATGATCGCTACTCGTAGCATCATTCACCGCCAATCGCTCTCTCAGGGCAGAATAAAACGCCTTGGTTCCGAGGCGATTCCCGGCTTTCAGCCATTCCTCCTCGAAATCAAAGCGTTGTTCCAGTTGCAAAACAGTGTAGTCCGATTTGAAGGAACGCCAGGTCATGGCATCCCACCGCTTGAGCTGCTCCCACAGGTCGGGGAAATCCTGGTACAGCACACGCAGCTCCGCCAGCGATTGAAGTGGGCAGCACCAGCAGGACACGCGGCGCATCTTATCGTACAGACCGCCCCAATCGTAGCCGCGCTCTTTGCAGTAGGCGAGGCAGTCGGCCTCGGTCATGCCCCACTCGACCAGAGGTAGCTTTACCTCCGGCCTTTGGTTGCATTTTCGATTGATGCGTGTAACTTCATCGGAAGCAATACCAATATACTCCAACACCTCATATTTCTCTCGGAGGTTTCGGAGGTACTGCTCTCTGGGCTGGCTTTTTAGAAGCTCGGTACACCAGCGTTGCGCAGGCCCAGCCCAGCTATAGCCATCGTGGTCTGTCCCACATTTAACGGCTTTTTCCGACTTGGGCTTTCGCTTGACCCGTTTGTGGGCAAACAGATATTCAAAATCATCTGGACATTTCACCGTGGTGATCTCCCGCCCAATGTTCTGCTCCACCTTCCGAATGTGGTCGTAGAGGGCGGGAAACTCAAGCCCGGTATCGCAGAACAAAATTACATCAACCTGGACGCCCTCCTCCAGCAGCCGAAGGAGCATGGCGGTCGAGTCCTTCCCGCCTGAAAAACTACAGACCCGGAGAATCGGTTTTTCCATCGTCAGCCCTCCTATCAAAACAACGAAATGTCCTCGCCCACAAGTTCATCGTAGGTGTAGGTGGAACCATTGCGCAGCACCGTCACCCCGTCAGCGGAGCCGACCTGCTCAATGTACCGTTTGACGATGACATCCATGAACTTCTCGTCCAGCTCCGCGCCATAGCAGATTCTCTGAGTCTCCTGGCAAGCGATCAGCGTGGAGCCAGAGCCGAGGAAAGGGTCGAGGACAATGCAGTTGGTCATGGTGGAATTTTTGATGGGGTAGGCCATCAGAGTCACAGGCTTCATGGTCGGATGATCCTTACTGGCCTTGGGTCTGTCGTACTCCCAGATGGTGGTCTGCTTGCGGTCGGAGTACCACAGGTGCTTGCCGCCCTTCTTCCAGCCGAACAGACACGGCTCGTGCTGCCATTGGTAGGGGGAGCGGCCCAGCACCAGGGCGTTCTTCTTCCAGATACAGCAGCCGGAGAGGTTGAACCCGGCATCGGCGAAAGCTCGCCGGAAGGTCAGCCCCTGGGTGTCGGCGTGGAACACATAGATGGAGGCATCCTGCTCCATGTTCTGTTCCATGTTGACAAAGGCACAGAACAGGAAGTTGTAGAAGTCGGCGTCCGGCATATTGTCGTTCTTGATCTTGCCAGCCGTTTCCTCAACATTCACGTTGTAAGGCGGGTCCGTCAGAACGAGGTTGGCCTTCTTGCCCTCCATGAGCAGCTTGAAGGTTTCCGGCAGGGTGGAGTCGCCGCAGATGACCCGGTGACGGCCCAGCGTCCAGATGTCCCCCGCCTGGGAGAAGGCCGGATTCTTCAGCTCCTCCTCCACATCGAAGTTGTCCTCCTCGATGTCCTTGTTGTGGAGCTTGGAGAAAAGCTGGTCGATCTCCGGGGCCTCGAAGCCGGTGAGGTCGAGGTTGAACTGTGCGTCCTGCAAATCCACCAGCAGGTCGGCGAGGAGCTGCTCGTTCCATTCGCCGGAGATTTTGTTGAGGGCAATGTTCAGCGCCTTCACCTTGGCCTCGTCCTCAATGTGGAGGACAACACACTGCGCCTCAGTGTAGCCGAGGTCCTTCAAAATGGTCAGCCGTTGGTGGCCCCCAATAACTGTCATGTCGAAGTTGGCGATGATCGGCTCCACATAGCCGAACTCTTGGATGGAGTTTTTGATTTTCTGATACTCCTTGTCGCTGGGCTTGAGCGCCTTCCGGGGATTGTAGGCGGCGGGGCGCAGTTGACCGAGCGGGAGCGTTTGCCATTTCATTTCACTCATGGCGATACCTCCTGACGCAGCCGGGTCACACCATCCTCCGCCCTCTGAAAGCGGTCGCGGATGTAGCACTCGTGGCTGCAATATTTTCTGTGTTGATTTCCATAGGACTGGAAGGGCTGACCACAGTAGGCGCAGATGCCGTGGTAGGTGGCCCCGGCGCTGTGTTCGCTTTCCTCCGGGTGAACAGCCCACCAATACCGTCTGCATTCGTCTGAGCAGAACCGTCGCCGTCTCCCGGTGCGCGGCTGCTCCAGAGGTCTGCCGCAGCTTGCACAGGCGAGGCCCTTGTCGATCTGCTCCTTCATGTTCATGGTGAACTCGGAGGCCAAGCCCTCCAGCCCGTGGCTCTTGCAGTAGTTGCGCACGATGTCGCGGGACAGCCCGGTGGCGGAGGCGATGGCCTTGTAGCCCGCGCCCCTCATCCGAAGCCCGCGAATCTGGCATTCCTGGTATTCCGTCATGGCTGTGCTATCCTTTCTTGACGTGAAAAAGGCCGCTGGGGTGGTCAAAACTTCACCCCAAGCGGCGGTCAAAGTGAACTTTTCCGCAAAACGGCGGTCTGCCCATTTTGCGAAAAACTATGTCCCGGAGGGGCTTCCCCCGCTCCGGCCCCGGCTCAGGGGGTGTCCCCCCTTGCCAATTCCGCGAAAATACGCAAAGAGGGGGGCGCCGGTCAGCAGGAGGAGGGCCGTAGAGATTTTGACCGCCCCTGGGAGCCGCGGCTCAGTACCGAAACTCCTGGTAGCGATCTTCCGTCATAGTCTTTTGGTCGTGGCATCGCTTGCACAGCGGCTGCCAGTTGTCAGTGTCCCAGAACAGTTCGGGGTCACCGCGGTGGGGAATGATGTGGTCGACCACAGTGGCCTTGACCAGTTGGCCCTTCGCTTGGCACCTGGCACACAAGGGGTGCGCATGGAGGAAAGCTGTGCGGGCCTTCTGCCAGCGGCGACCGTATCCCTTCTCGGTGGTGGTCTTGGTGTCGTGCGCGTGGAGCGGTCGATGCTCCTCGCAGTACGCCTCACCGTAGGGGACCAGCCGACCACAGCCGGGGTGCTTGCATGGGGTGTTGGGTCGGCGCGGCATGGTCAGCCACCGCCGCCCGTGTTCTGACGTTTCATAAACACACGCTCCTTTCCTATGTACGGACACGGGGAAAGGATGTAAGCCGCGTCCGGCAAAGGAAAAGGACCCAGGAGGCGGTCGCCTCCGGGTCCCTACAGTCTTTGCGATTTTAATCATAGCACATGGAAAATGAAAAGTCAGTATGCACTTAGTATGCGGTCACACCTCTGGAAGGAAGCGGCGGAGCCAGTTCTCCTCATTGTAGCTATCAATGCTATCGAGCAGTTTGGCCAGATAGGGCTTCGCCTCCTCCTCAACGGGGTACCAGACCATCGATTGCCCAAAACCATACGCTCGTGTATAACGCGCCGAAGGGATCGACCACTTGGCCCGGTTGCGCTCACCTTCCGGGAGAAGCACGCAGTCCGAGGCTTTTGCCCGAATATTAAAACACCGCTCCTCTTCCGTACCATCTTCATACTCAACAATAAAGCCTTGCAGGTCACGCCAGACCGTAGCGTGTTTGTACCAGCCAACAACGGTGATATCTTTCTGCTGCCGGGTGGCGCACCAGACCACAAGGACATCCTCCACAAAAGGCTCGTCCTTCAAAGCGGCGCAGCCCTCGATGTTTTCGATATGGAACGTGTTCCTCCGGCCCTTGTTAGATTTCGGCTCCACAAAGCCCAGGCATTCTTCTTCTGACTCACCTTCCATGAGCCAGGGAAGGAAATTGAACTCTTCGTGCCCATATCCATGCTCTTGGACGTATTTGCCTCCATTCAGAGGCACATCGGCATCACAGTGGCCCTTGTAATACTTCATGCAGGAAATTTTACAGAATAGCATCCTCATATCGCAACCCTCACTTTCTGTCATTTGACCTTGATTGCCAAGGATACATCCCCGGCTTCATTGATTACAAGCTGGAGCGTTTTGATGTATTTGTCGTAGAATTGCTTCCTTTCCGAAGAGGGCATCGTAATCCGGGTGACCCGGAGCGCATCGTCCAGCATGGCGTTGACATTCAACTTCACAGCTTGT